TAGTGTAGATAAATAGTCTACATCTGTATCTGCTTCACACCATTTTTGTGTTTCAAAGTTATAGATAAGTAGTGAACGACCACCAGAAATATTGCCATAATTCCAAATAACTAAATTACGTTCAGGGTCTACTGCTGTTGATATAGAGTCAATATCACCAATGTTAGCGTTGTTAAAGAAATATCTATCTACCTTTTCAGAACCTATACCTGTTAATGTTTGACCGTTAGTAGCATAGAAACCATCATCAGATAAGAAGTAAGCTGTGCCTGAGTATTGTGCAATAGAGTTACCTTCTATACATCCTACATTACGAGAGATAGTGTCAAATTGGAATATAAGTGGCGTGCCTATATATGACATTCTGACAATGGCTTTTTCTAGGAATACAATACCAAACTCACCACCTGTAATGCCGGTTATATCGCCACCGTCAGGAATAATTTGATAGTCACTTTGAGATGTTGCTGTAGTAGTCCAAGTACTTGCATCATTGATACCTGACCATTGCACTTTGCTAGGTGATGTACCTGCACCAATATTACCTGCAACTACAAAGTCACGAACTGCTGTAATGTATTTAGCAATAGGTGCATCTGAACTTACGTCTGCAAAAGCTGTAGAGCTGTTTACGTCAAAAGACTGTATCTTTTCAGAGCCATTAGATGCAATTGCAAGACTACCAAACTGTAAGAATTGCCATCTACCTAAACCTGTATATCCGCCTGCTTTAGACTCGTCTACTAGAGATAAGTCATTATTGTCTACTTTAAATAGTTTAGTAGCACCACCAGCAAAGATAAATACGTCATTATCTAGTTTAGCAGCAAAGCAATTATTCAAGTCTTCTGAAGCTGCACCTGAAAATGTTACTGCTGACTTAAACGGACCATATCCTACAGCTAAAGGAATAACATTATTAGCTTCTGATACAGAGTCTAATATGCTAGGTTGGTCAGGTAACCAGTCTTTAAAAGCTATGCGTTGTACTGGCATATTAAGCCTTCATAATGTAGCAAAGTGCATAGTAAGGAGGTAAGTTAGCATTAGTGCCACTAGAACCTGTTGTTGAGTTTGCTACTGTAATACCTGTTACTGCTGAAGATGTGCTACCATCCGTTGTACTTACACCCGGGTTAGCATTAATATTTTGACCGCCACTTTGAACTTTAACTCCACCATGAACGTGTCCTGGGTCTGTTACTGTTGCAGTATGTGTATGAGATACAACAATAGCGTCTGCACTACCACCCGTTGCACCTACAGCATAAGTAGATGTAGCACCTACTACAAAACGGTTACGTAAATCTGGTGTAGAACTTGAACCATCACATAATAACCATCCACTAGGAATGGTTGCTGAAGAACCTGACCATAGCATTATCATTCCAGCTACAAACGCATTACCCCATGTAGGAGTATTACTACCACCTGCTGATAACAATACTTGACCAGAAGCACCGGCAGTCCCGTCTAATTGGAAAGCACCTGTGACATTAAGTGTGCCAGAAGCTAATGCTTGACCTGATGCAACTAATGTACCTGCTACTGTAAATGGGTCACCACTAGAACCTGTTTGTTGGTCTTTTAGTAATGCCATTAAGCTACGAACAGCGTTGTTTAAATTAGCTGGTGAACAACCTTCAGCAATATTGATATTAGTTATATCCGTATTATCTGCTGCTGTTGTGCTAAATTCTGAAATTTTTGTCTTTGCCATCTTTTATCCTTGTCGTAACCAAATGTCTGTACTTGGAGTAATATCAGTCCAAGTTTCTGTTCCTGCTGTTGTTGTTGTCCATGTGTCTGAAGAAGGTGATATTGCAGACCATGTTTCTGTACCTGCCGTTGCGTCTGTCCATGTTTCTGTTCCTGGAACTACCGGTGTCCAACCTTCGCCTTGTCTTGTACCTTTAGCGGTTACACTTCCTATACCTTCTACATAAGCAAAGCCTGCTAGTATAGCGTTAGGGCTTACTGTAACAATAGCAAAGCCATTTACTTGTGCAAAACCTGATACTACATAACCACCTAATGCTGTTACTGTTGCAGTACCTATAATAGAAGCACTATCAAATGTAATTCTGTTAGCGTCAGCAGTAACTGTGCCTGTTGCTGTAATACTTGCTGCATTTGTTCTTGTTCTTTGTGCAGATGCTGTAACTGTAGCATTTGCTGTAATAACACCGTTAGCAGAGAATATGCTATTAGCATTAGCAGTAACATTTGCAAACCCTGTAATTGCACCACTACTTTGTTGAACTCTATTACCATTTGCGGTAACAGTAGCGTTTGCTGAAATACTACCACTACCAAATAATGTAGTATTAGCATTAGCACTTACTGTGGCAGTACAGTTTACATCTGCTGTAGCGTAGATAAATGAGAAGCCATCTACAGTTAATATTGCATTACATGAAATACTTGCAACACCTGTGCGTTCTCTAATAGCACTCGCTGATACTGTACCTGTGCAGTTTACGACTGCATTACCAAATAGTAATCTATTTCCATTAGCTGTTACAGTAGCATTGCCTGTAATAGCAGCACTAAATGGTAGTATTCTAAAACCTAATGCTGTAACCGTAGCTGTTGCATTTACACTAGCAGAAGCTAGTAGTGTTTGACCTCCGCCTGCTAATGAGCTAAAAGGAGCTTGGGAAAAGCTAGCTATGCCAAACATTTATTGCTCCTTATTCGTCTGCTGGTTCTGGCGTATTGCCTTGTTTAATCCAATCTTGAAATTCTGGATAATCTTCTGTGCAAGTTAGTCTGCATAGTCCGTCATCATCTATACGAGCATATATTGTTTGACCAGCATCATTAATTGAATGTATTTTAAATATCATAGTTCAGCACTCCAAGCAAGATAACCAGATGTTCCACTAGTTCTTAACATTGCTGGTAAATTAGTAGATACTCCTGAAGCTGTTGTTGCATTTAATGTACATCCTTGCGGTGTTCCAACATCCAGTGAAGGAACTGCATTTAATGTAACATTAGCTCCAGGAATACTAACTCTATAATTTGCTGCAGTACCAGTAGTTTCCAAAGAAGATGGACCAACTCTCATGGTTACAGGAAATATAGTGTTTAAAAATAATGAATTTGCTGCACTTGAGTAGCCTCCAGCAGCTAATAATCCAAAGTCTGCATTAGGCAATACTTTATAATAATACCTCTGACAATTAGCCAATTCCTGACCATAAAGTCTGCGTTCAAACGGTGTTGCTGTTGTGTTTTGTTCTAGTTGGACACCTGTGATGTAGAATGTAGCTCCGTTTGTTCCTACGACTGATGTTGCACCTGTAGCTGACAAAATAGTTGAGCTTGTCCATGAACCAGCAGTTGCGCTATATGTTGAACCCATACCAAGACTAAAAACTACTTGAACACCTACTCCATTTGTATTTAACCATGTGCCAGTTGTTTCGCCAACAATAGTAATAGATTTTTGTTCCCAAGTATTAGCAGCAGAAATAGTGTAGCTAAATGGATAACTTCTACTAAATGCACTATTAATTAAAGCACCACCAAATGTTCCAGTTAGCGAACTACGCACCCAAAATGATAACGTTACTGTTCTAGCATTAGCTGTTCCCCAAGCTAGGTCTGCAGTATTAAATCCTTCAATATCTTGCTGAATAGTATAGAAATCAGTAGAACCTAAAGATGTTGCAGCTAATGATGTAACACCCAAATAATTTGTAAATCCAGCAGGTGGTGTTACAGAACCAGCATTTTGCTGAACACTAAATTTACTTGTTGCAGATAATCTTGCTTTCCATCTATCAAGTGTATAAGTTGCATCTATTGTAGGGGTCACACTAGAAGTACCATTTCTTTGAGATATTACCATATCACCATTTATAATACGGTTCTTTAGCACATAAGGTGACGCTGCAGCAGTTTGTAGACTACTGTCTGGGAATGTGACTCCGTTTGTTCCTGATATGGTAACAGGCATTATACTGTTCCTTTAGGATATTTAGTCTTTACTGGGTCAATCATGTCTATTTTCCATGCGTCTATACCGTTATGGTAAATATAGTCTAGTTGGTCAGAGATAGCTGGGTATTCTGCTGCACGTTTAGCCTTGTATGCTTCAGATGCTACTAGAGCTTCTATATCATTGTTGTCATAGGTTACTTCTTGTTCGTCTTTATCGTATGCAATGTCACCACGAATAACAGTTACGTTAGGATAAAGTTTATATATGGCTGAATGTTTATCCATTATCCTTTTATCTCCATAAGTGTAATTGTTGATGGTATGCTACTATGTTGGGCATTAACTGTTGATGAATTATAACTATTTATTTGTGTTTTATATGTCGTAGATGATGTAGATGATGGTGAATCTAAATATACCATAGTATTTGGAAATCTTAAATCACTTGCTGTTAAATATGCTGCTGTAGAACCGTCATCTCTTGTAAAAATTGCTGTTGACCCTCTTACTAATCTAAAACCATAACCACAATCAGTAGCTTTATTTACTCTAATATGTTGATTTACTATAATTAATATTGTATTAGAAGAGCTAGATGGTGTAATTGATGCACTTAAGCCTGAATCTGTAAATGTTGCTGATGTTGTGCTTGTTGCTGTTGAATAAGTTGCTTGAACCACTTGCAATATACTGCCTGCAGGAAATCCTGTATTGCTTGCACTTGTCAATACAGTCCCACTCGTAGTAGGCAATGTTAGCGTAGTTGTGCCTGATACTGCTGGAGACTCTAGTGTGACTGAACCTGAAGTAGAACCGTTTAATATGAGCTTTGCCATATTAGTTAGCCTCCAATGTTTCTACTCTTGCTTTTAGGTCGTTGATGATGGTTTGTTGTTCTTGCACAGTTTTTACTAATAACCATGTTATTTCTGTTGCATCAAACTTTTTAATTGCTGTATTTTCTTCATCATCTGCATTTAACTTAGCGTCATAAGTTTCAACTGTATTAGGCAAAACTGTCATTACTTCATCAGCAATAACTCCTAATCCTTTCATGCCTTGTGTAGTATTACCTTTTCCGTTATATTCCCATTCTCTTACACGAACTTGCATTAGCTCGGCTGTGCCTTTTGTGTAATCACGAATGTTATCTTTAAGGCGTTGGTCAGATGGATTAGACCAAGTTGTGCCTGTAGCCTTTTGTGCTGTAGAACCTACGAGAATTAAACCACCACTAGAGTCTATACGCATACGTTCTGTGTTGCCAGTAAACCAAGAATGAGTAGAATTTGTTATATCTTGACGGTAAAAATTACCAGATGAAAATGAATATAATATATCTGAATTACCAGTACGATATTGAATATATCTATCAGTACCAGCACCTATTCTATAAAATGAATCAGCAGTAACATTAAGACTACCAACTACATCTAATTTATAAGCAGGACTTGCAGTACCAATCCCTACATTCTGTGATGTATCTATAGTAACTGCTGTAGTAGTACCATTAGTTTGTAGTTCTAGGCTTCCGCTATTATCTGGAGCTACTTGTAATCCACTTGTTGTGGTTGCACGAATTATACTTGGCATTATACTATCACCCATCTTGACGTAGAAGGAACTGTAACTGTAACACTTCCAGAAATTGTAATATCCCCAGCTTCTACAGAGTTATATCCTGTAGGAAATGTGTAAGATGTACCTATAGTTCCGTTATTAACATTAAGTCCGTTAGAAGCAGCAAACTGTGGAGCATAAGCATCACCACTAGCATCTTGGTAAACAGCTTCTTCAGCAGGATAAGTTACAAATACATTCTTTGTACCTGCACTAAAGTTTACTGCTGTGCCACCATTGCTAGACTCTAGTATGGTAGTACGAGATAAAGTAGTACCTGAAGATGTATAAGTGCCTAGACCTACTTCCCATTCTGTGCCACCTACAATAGCATAGTAAGTAGTATTACCATCACCTATTGCAGAGAATGATTGGAAGCCAGATACTGCACCAGCAAGCGTAAACGTGCCTGTGCCTGTAGTTGTAGAAGTCTCTTGGACTCTATCCTTGACGACTAACGCCATGGTTTATCCTTAAGCTAATGTAACTGAAAGGTTGCCTGATGAAATCTTAAAGATATCACCAGTATCAATTGTTTTAGCTGTATCCAAAGGTGAATGGTAAAGTAAGTTACCACCTGTAGAAGCATCATTAATACCAATCCAACCTACTGTTCCCCATGAAGCTGTTGCGGTAGGGAAGGTAACGTCAGCATCATTTAATACGTTACCTGATGTACCTGATGCTGTTGCAAATGATACTGCTGTTCTAGCGTATGAACCACCGGATACTTCTGTACCACTACCTGCGTCTGTAGGGTCTGAAGTCCATAGTGATACATATACTGTTGCTGGTGCTGTGTATGTTGTTGCGTTTAGAGTAGCGTTTAAAAGTGCGTTCTCTAAAAAGTTGCTCATTTCTGCCATGATTTTTCCTTTATCTTGGTGTTACGCTTAATGTTGTGTATGGATATGTTGAACCTAAATCACTCTTCTTAATATTCGCAATTGCTCTATCATATAAAGCAGACCATGTAGCAATTCTTTGGTCGTTCATAAGATATGGTTCTGCCTCTGCTAGAGTTGCATAAAGTAGAGCATCTGGATAGTATGCTAAATACAAGTTACTAGCTGTTGTGCTAGAGATAAATGTAGGTTGAGCATAATATAAAATTTGAACTGTGTAGCTTGTATCAGGACCTGGTGCAAACTTAAATTCTGTACCTAACATTGTAAAATAGTGAGGTCTG